TCAGCATAAATACAACACTACAGCATACCCCCTCCCCCCATTAGTGCAGATTGCACAATGTTAGTGCATAAGCAATTTCTGTGCCAATATAACCACTCAAGTATCAGGGTTATTATGGCATAATAATTGCTTGCAGCTACACAATAACCCTACAGTAAATAGTAGTTTACCTGGTAAGTTGGCATGATTCTTGCGTGTGTTTCTATGTTGCACCACAACGTAGCATTATGCACAATCTTGGTGCATCTAATACTTTAGTATATTATACTTTAGTATCAATCAGTTATCATAGTTTTAAACTATCAAATTAAAACAATTAATAATTAAATAAAATAGAATTAATTACATAAAATGCTTGACATATAATAATAGTACATTTATATTAAAAGTGTAGTACATTTAAACACTAAGGAGGTTATATGAAAGAGTTAGTTTGTAATAGATGCGGTAGAGATGATTATTCTACAGAGTATTTAAGTAATTATCTATTCGTTGGGGGCGGTAAGTTGTTTTGCTCAAATTGTGATACTGAAACATTTTCTATTGATAAAAAGGCATACATCAATATTAAAATCGCAAAAGAGAAAAGAAAGGGAGAATTATTTAAAAAAATAGGTCTGAGAACCTATAATTTATCATAATTGATACATCGAGGGCTTTTCGGAGTCCTCTATCATTTAAACGACTAGGAGGTTACATGGTAGAATTAATTGGTTTATTAATCGGTCTTATGGGCTTATCTGTTTGCATTACAGGTTTAATTATTGCTGTTAAAGACAAAAGAAAGGAAATAAAGTAATGATTAAAATATGATATAATACTTGACAAATATAATAGATAGTCGATAATTAAATTATAGTAATTATTAATTGAAAGGAGTAATATATCATGTAAAGTCTTCTATTATGTTAATTAGAAAGGTATCAATATGAAAGTAAAAACATATGATTATGGCGAGGTAGAAATAGAAATTAGGGATGTAATCAATAAGCAATATTTAGGTAATCCACATAGAAATGTGATTATATTTGACGGTTACTATTTACTCAACCCTAAAGATAATGGTGGTGATTTAATCGTCTATAATTCAATAGGTCAAAAATTGGGTTCTGAAGAGGTTTACAAGAAAGCCGGTCAAATATATGACTCGTTGATGGAGAAACTGGAGATTATTTCAGAGATTG